GCCGTGTCGCCAGCGGCCTGCGACACGCCCTTGAGCGCGCTTGTCGCCTGCGTGGCGTCGTAGGTGATTTTGCCTTGAATGTCGAAGTCAGCCATCGGTCACCCCTTGCGCTGAGCCTCTGCCATTCGCCGCTCTGCCTCGCGACGCTCACGCTCTGCGCGCGCATCGACCGCCTCGACGTGATTCTGTGAGCCGTCAATCTCGAGCATCGCCTCGACAACGATGGCGGGCTGCTCATCGAGCTGCACCGCGCCGAGTTTGCCGCGACCACGCAGCGACAGCGCCTGCGTCACCACTGGGTCAGCGTACGCACGCCACGGGCACGACGTCGGCGCGTCTCCGAGCAGCTTGCCGATACCGTCGCGCATACGCGTTACCGACGCTCCGAGGCCGTCTAGCGTCGCCGCACGCACGGGCCCGCGCTGCGCGCCGTCGCAATCGCAGTCCCACGCCCTACGCACCGCCAGCGCCTGCGGACGCGCCATGTCTAGCCCGCGTCGGTGGTCGATGTGCCGGACGTGCTCTGCTCGTGGGTGTCCGCATGGGACAGGAGTTGGCGCGCCAGCACGAACGCCGAGGTAGCCGGCAGCGGCGCAAAGCCCTCGACGAAAGGGCCGAGTCTGCTCCGCGCGTAGGCCACCGCGCCGATCTCGTAGAGCGCCTCGATGCTCACGCATTCCATCAGGTAGTCGAGCGCGTCCGCGTCGAGCGCGGGACGCCCGTCGTGCTGCTCGCGCGGGAAGATGGCCTCGCTCTTCCAGGCAAGCGGCGGGCACACTTCCGCGCGCACCAGCGCATAGGACAGCGCACGCAGCCAGCGTGACTCGGCAGTCGGCAGCGAGTCGCATTGCGCACGCTCGTACGCACGCAACGGGCGCAGCACAAAGACGCTTGCACGCTTGCCCGCGACGTACTTGAGCAGCGCCTTGTCGCGCGTGCCATAGCGCGCCTCATCGACCGTTTGGCCGACGTGCCCGAAGTGCTTGACGAAGTCGCGCCCCATCGCCGCGCGGTCAATCGCGGGGTCGAAGGAAACGCAGCAGTGGAGTTCGCGAGTCGGGTCGGATTCGTAATGCATACGTGCGCCTCCTCAAGCGCAGTCTGCGAGTGTTGTGCTCAGAAGACGTGAATGCGGAACGCGCTGCGCTGCACGTCCGTAGACGGGCTGCTGATGGCTTCATCGTTGCGGCCAGCCCACGACACGAGGAAGCCGTACAGGTCATTCGCAGGCGTGCGCGGCGGCACCACCGAGAGCTGAATCGTCGGCGCGCTCAGCAGCACGATGCCCGACGTCGTCATGCCGACCTGCTGGAACAGGCTGAGGTCGGTGCGATTCGTGTCGGCCGTAATCCAGTTGGTCGCCGCGTCGTCGTAGACCTGCACCTGACCCGTAATCGCGCGACCACGCGCGCGCTTCCATCCGATGATGCCGCTCGACGCAGGGCCTTCCGGCGACGTGACCGGCAAGTTCGCGAGTCCCGGCGTCCACGTCGATGACGAGTGCGAGACGAGGTTGCGCGTCTGCGATGCCGTGATGGTGCCAGTGCCGAGGATGAGTTCGGACGTCATGTGCGCAATCGGCGAGAAATCGGTGATCGTCGCAGCGGCCAGCGAGAGCGTGCTCGTGCGCGCCCACGACGCGCCGGTGAGCTGCGTGCTGAGCTTTGCGATCTGACCCTGCGTGATGTCGATCGACATCGTGCCCTGCATTCCGAGGCCGACGTACTCATCGCCGCTCTCCGCGCCTTCGATGAGAAACTGCAGCGTCGAGAGGAAGCCCGCGAGGTTGTTCGTCAGGCCGAACGTCGTCGCCCAGATAATCGGCTCGCCAGTGACAGGCGCAGCGCTGTGCGCGACCTTCGGCACAACTGCATTGGCCGTGACGCTCAGAATCTCGCGCGCCTCGTAAAGGCCGGTCGACTGGATGCGCACCGCATACGCGCCACCAGGCGCACCGAGCGTGTTGCCGTGACCGGCCGTGACGTTGACTGACGTCGTGGTCGAGCCAGCCGTGACGGCCGTCGCAGCAGCCTGCGGCGTGCCCTGGTACGCAGCGCCCATCAGTGCGGCGAGCAGACGGCCCAGCGCCCACGTCGTGCTCCACGCGTTGTTGCCGTCCTGCGGTGCGCCCGTGCCTGCGAGGTACGTCGTCAGCGCGAGCGTGCTCGACTTCTTCGCGAGCACCATTTTGGAGTTGGTGTACGAATGGAGATACTGCTGCTGCAGCTCAGGCTCGAGATGGTCAGTGAGCGGAACGAACGTGCCGCTGTTCTCGACAATCGGCAGGTCGAGGAAGTTCGCAGGCGTGCCGGATTCATCAACGGCGAACGTCGCTTCGGCAGCGATTCGCGTACGCCCGAGCGCAGAAACTTGAACGGTCATTGGGAATCTCCTTAGACGATATCGGCCGCAGTGAGCACGACGCCGGTGTATCGCTGCTCGAGCTGGTAGAGCCCACCACCATCGGTCTGCCCAGAGCGTGCCGCGTCATCGCGCGTGACCGTCGTGCCCTGCCACATCAGCACGCCCGACACGATGCCCGTCGCCACGCCACCGACAGTCGTGGTGAGTTTTCCGGGCCACGCAAGCGCCTGCGCGACGAGGTCCGTAGACGACGCCGCAGCGGCCTTGACGGCGGCGTATTCGGTCGGCAGCAGCGACTGCGATTCGAGCAGGTAGCTGTACGTCAGCGTGACCTCGAGGCCGCGCATCCAGATGTTGGACGGCTGCTGCGGCCGGTCCTCGAGCATCGGATACGCGACGGCAATCTCGACGCGCGCGGTCGTCGCGGTGCGCAGCGACAGCGTAAGGTCTGCGGTGCCCTGCGCTACGTCGCACGAGAGTAGGCCCGGCGTGATGGCGCGTACGCCCGTGGCGGTGCCCTCGAGCACCTCACGCAGCGCGCGGCGAATGGCGACGTCAGCGACGGCAGTCATCAGCGCAGCCTCCCGTTGACGATGAACGATCCGACCTGCGCAGCGATGCGGTCGAAGACCAGCTTTGCAGGGCCCGCGTCGTCGGTGAGTTCACCCGAGCGCGTGACCGGCAGAAACGGGCGCGCAGGGATGTAGCGCGTGCCGAACTGCTGGAATCCCGCGTACTTCGTATTTGTGCCAAAGGTGATGGTGCGCGCGCCGTACGACGTCGCCATCGACAGGCGCAGCTTGCCAGTGTCAACGAGCGGTATGTCTGATTTCTTGCGTCGCCTCTTGATCGTCTCAGGATCAAGGTCTTCCCACTTTTCGCCAGTCGGCGACGTGCTGGTCTGAAACGTCTTCTGAATCAGCCGCTGTATCGACTCCGCGCCGACCTTCATTGCAGGCGTCATGTCCTGCGTGCGCTTGACCATCGCGGACATCTTGCGCGCCAAGTCCTGCGGACTACGGCCCGGTGGGTACGTGACGCCCATCAGAACAGCGAGAGATTGCGCAGCGTGAAGACGGGGTCCGACGAGGTCATCTCAGTTCCGTTGATGAGGTCCGCGCCGCCATCTCCGCCAAGCGGGTCGCGCTCGAGGCCGGGCAAGTCGAGGCGCACACCGTCAGTCGCATAGATGCTTGACGGGTCGGGAATCGTCGCGACGATGGCCGCAGGAATCTCGATGCCGCGCGCGTAGAACGACGCGAGTTTGAGCCACGCGCCGAAGCTCATCAGGCGCAGCAGCTCGAAGGCGTCGCCGCTCGACGGCACCTGAGGCGACAGGCTGACCGACGAATACCCGCCTTTGCGACACGCGCTGAGCACCGTCGCGTCGGCCGCAGCGATGTAGACCGCGCGTGCCCCTGCGTCGCTCGCGATGGCCGCGTACTGCGCGGGACCACGCGTGCCGCCACCCAGCATCGACTCGATGTATGCGTCGGTCAGGAAAGCCATATCAGCCTCGCTGGTAAGTGCCGGGCTCGGTGCCCTCAATCGACAGCGTCACGAACGTCATGCCGCTCGGCTTGGTGACGAGCAGCTGCGCGCCGAGGTCGACGTCGATGGTCTGCACCACCGCCGTGCACGACACGCCAGCGATCGACACGAAGCGCACGACGTCGCCGCGCGCGACAGGAGCGCGCACCGCAGGCGCAGGAGGCTGGACGGGCGCAGGCACGGGCGCAGCCTCTTCGACGGGCTGAGCAGCCTCCAGCGCGTCGGCCTTTGCCTTGCGGCGCGCGCCAGCCATCAGCCGCGCCTCTGCTGCGTGGACGCGTCGAGCTTCGCGTTCAGTTTCTCGAGCGCGCTGACCACGCTCGCGAGAACCGCGTCGCTCGCACCCGGCGACGCAGCCGCCGTCGCTGCCGTCTCCGCGATGGCGCGCGCCTTCGTGCGCTCGTGCTCGATCTCGATGGTGTCGAGCTCGCGCAGCACCTCGACGCCCGTCAGCGGCAGCACGTCGCGCAGCGTGATGGT